TTCTCAAACGGTTACGGCAACTTTAGCGATTGGGCTAGCGTCACCTCCGAGTGGCAAATCTTGCCCGAGAGCAAAAAACCTGTCGAGATGGGAGAAATCCGCTCGTACTGCACAGGCTGTGGCACCCGTCACAAAAAATCAAGCTGGAAGTTCTGTCCTAATTGCGGAACCCCAGTCTCAGAATAACAATTAGCCTAGAGCGAGGCTCAAATTGTTCCAATTTCCCAGATAAATAAACTCAAATTATTTCACTAAAATGGAGACTAATAACAGTACAATCTTAAGCTTTGAGGATTTCGTGAAGCAGAATGCACAAGGTCAAGTTGGCCCAGAGATGCCAGCTTCTGAAATTGAGCCAATGCAAGACGAACTGCCTACTGTAATGGACGAGCCAATTAGCGATGAGCCGACTGGTGACGATATGCCAGTTCCAGCTCAAGAGCCTATTGATGATGAGCCTGAAGTGGACGCAGCAGTTCACATGACGGATGACGAAAACGGAGAAGCTAATGCCCCTGCAGTTGATGCAAACGTCATGATGGATGACGAGCCTAAAAAAGACTAGTTTTTCCTAGATGAGCGGAAGACGCAGAGAAGTCAATCACGATATTGACTCTATGATGAATGACATTCTTGATGCCCTTGATGTGATCAAGGACAAGATGCCAAACGGCGAGATCAAGTCAATACAGGACAAGATTGAGAATATTGAATCTGCTCAAGAGGACATGCATGAAGATCTGAGACAGATCAAAAAGCAACTATTAGATCCAGAGGACGGAATCGTTGTCAGAGTTAATAAGAACACCGAATTTCGTAAAAGAAAAGAGGAGTCCGAAAAGACTTTTCAAAACATCATTGACGAACACAAGGAATTAATGTCATGGAAGAGCACGGTAACCAAAATTCTGTGGATTCTATTCACAGCAGTTGCCGGCATACTAGTTAGCATAGTTTTTAAATCTGTGTAAAGCTAATTTTTACGACCACTATTTAATTAAGTCCCCAATTGGGGACTTTTTTGTTTTTATTGAGTATAATAACCTAAATATTAATGATGATAAGATCCGGTAAAAGACTTAAAATAGTAGCAAGTTTAATTGACATAGTTGTCATAGACGTGCTAGGCGGATGAATCCATCAGTATTAACAAGTAAATTAAACAAATAACAATACTATCATGTCAGACATAAGAGTCACAGTCGATGTCACCGAATTGGTTGACGATCTGAACCTAAATGAAAAACGAAAACTGGTTGAATACTTAAGGGAGGATATGGAAGAAGAGTTCGGCACTCCAATTCCCGATGGAGAGTATCATCCCAGAAATCTAGAAGCCTCCACCTATGTCGATATTGATGACATACTTTGGGAAGCAAGCTCATGGGACAAGCAGCGAATGTACGAAGATTTAAAGGAGGAATTTGGAGATGACGATGATTCGCCAAAAACTCCCGAAGAGCTTTTCTCTGGCGGAACCTATTCTGAACAGGAATTTGGTACTGTATTACATAAACTTTGGGAAGACCGTTGGTTGTTAACTAACGAGCAAAAAGCCCGAATTGCTGCAATAACAAAAGAATCTTTCGTATGAGAAATTTAATCATATTAACATTGGTCTTAGGCCTGATTGCAAGCTGCGCAGGCCCATCTTCGGTAAAAGTCGAAAAACACGTGATTGTGAGCGTCTTTAAAAAGCGACCGGTCAGCATTCACGACGAAATTTCACCAAGATACTATGCCGTTCTAGATAATGGCGATATTGTTCCAGTTACCGGAACTACAAGACCTCAAGATACAATAACCTATAGATACTATCAGTATGTGGAAAAGCGATAAGGAGCTGTACACCGAGTGTATCCGAGCGAGAGCTCTGGATTACATTGAAAATCACGAAGGTAAGCCTGTGATCGAGTATCTTGAATTCAATGCCGGCCCTGTGCTACAAACATGGATGTTTAAAATGGGAATACAGCAGGTAAACGATGATCTTGAACTTAAAATAATTGACGAAAAATCATGAAAAATTTAATATTAATAATTGCGTGTTTGATTGCACTTACATTGAACGCACAAACAAAGGTTGCTGAGATCAGCGTACCTGGAAGATGGTTGGTTTATGAAACTGGCCACGTATTTCAAATAGATTCACTAGATAATGCGGTGGCTCTGTTAACTAAAGCTGGCGAAGAGAATTGTTCTGCATGGATCCTTCAGGTAGATAAGAACATGATCTGCTCAGTATGGTTAACAGATAAGGGCGTTCAATTCAGACAGTCAACCATCGATCGCAGTGAGGCCGTATTTAATAACCGTAAAAAAACTAAATTACATGGCAGCAACTAGTAATCACGACGGCGACGTTGGAATCTGGATAGAAAAGGTAATCAACTCTTGCGAAACTCCGCAACAGGAGATTACTGCTAGAAAATTATTAAGGCTCTTTGAAGAGCGCCTACTAAGAGACGGTAAGGGAGCCTATTCCTTGTACTCTAGAAAGCTAAGAAACCTTTTAGATGAAAAGGTTTACACACGACTTCATAAAATACAAGAAGATGCCAACTCTAATTAAAATACACAAAGACGGCCGCGAGGAAATTAAAGAGCAGGGCCAAAGGGTCGAAGCAATTGCATGGAATGAAGACGGTACTTTCAAAGAGATCGTTGATTCCAAGCCAGTAGTCGGCTGTTCATTATTAGTCGGATCAGTCACAGCTCGAAGCTACTCGGCTCAAGACTATTGGCTAACTACTAAAGTAACTGAAATAGTTGAAGAGAAAAAGGACGATGAAGGTTATTACGAGCTAATTAGATTCAAAACAGAAAATTCGGTATATGAGATCAGACGATAAAACCATAATGGACATTACTCACGGCATTGCTGCAGTAAAGCGAATTGGTGATTCACAAGGAATCGATGTGCTACACTTTTGTGGGTATTTTGAAAAACCTAGCGCAGCTGATTACGATTCCCTATTAAAGGAATTGACCGAGAATCCAGAATTTGGGCTCGTTGACCAAAAATTCGAATTGATTGAGGCTCCTCAGGATCTAATCAATCAAATCAAGAAAGACTATGAAAGTAATATTTCTGGATCATGATGGAGTGATTTGCCTCTCAACTGAATGGGGTAGCAGATACAAAAAACAGCGAGCATACTTCACCGAAGCTAATCCCAGACAGGGGCTTGCTCAGAATGGACCAGTTGATGTTAGATTCGATAATTTCAATAGAAAAGCAATCTCAGTTCTTAACTCAATCATTGAAGAGACCGACGCCGAAATCGTCGTAAGTTCGGATTGGACAAGATGGGCAACTGTCGAGGAGATGGGTGACTATTATGAGATGAAGGGCATTGTAAAGAGACCCATTGCATTCACTCCAGATCTAAAGGACTGCACATCTCACCTAGACCAAGTCTTTATCTGGTCCAAGGACTGGGATCTTGAACAGTGTAGAGCGGTTCAAATCAAGCAGTATTTACATGATCATCCGGAAGTTACTCATTGGGTCGCAATTGATGATTTGAACATGGGATTTCACTATAAGGACAAGCATTGGGGAGAAACCGAAAGGGATTGGGGTCTTACGAATTTTGTGTTAACTCCAAAATCATTGGAGGGAATCAAACAAAGTGGAGTCAAGGATAAAATTTTGAAATTTTTACAATAAACGTAGTATAATAACTAAAAGAAACATGGAAACTCAAGGACTAATTGAAAAAATCGCAAGAGAAGCCGCTGAAGAAACAGTACAGGCACTGGCGCTAGCCCAACAAATGGGAATGGTTTCTTCTCAGGAAGAACTTACTGTACTAATAGCATCCGGGATAGAAACTGCTCTAGAAGAGTACGTTATTGAGGTCGAAAATCAATCAAAGATAATCATAAATGAAACTGGAAGTATTCGAAAAGATAATAACTCTAATTAAGGAACACAACGATCGGAGTTTTAAGCTGGCGGAGATGGGAGTTGATCTAATCAACTACGATGATTCTTACGCGGCCGTAATAACTTTGTTGTTGAGAGCATACTACGGAAAAGACGGTGAGGACTGGATAAGCTGGTATCTTTACGAAAAAGAAAGCTTTAGCGGAGAGATTTTACAAGCTTGGGACAAGGACGGCAATGAGATTTGCTATGATATTCCAAGCCTATGGAAATGCGTTGAAGAACTTAGATGTGCGGACGATTTTGTCGAGTATGAACTTCCTGAACCCAAGGAGGTTGATGAGAACTTCATAATTAATCTAATGGGAGGGTTTTTCAATGGAAAAAGTTAAAGGTAATTTATTAATAAAAATGGAACTTACAAAGGAATTTTCAGAAGGAACCAAAAGGTCGATTCATAAATTTAAGAGGCTTTCTAAAAAGATCAGCATCAAAGTCCATCGAATGTTGGACCCAACTGATCGATCCGAAACTCGGTCAGGCGAAGCAGAGAAAGATGCATCAGTCATTTTTAGAAAGATGATTAAATGCCAAGAAAGCGAACTGTTAATGAGTCCAATTTCTCAAAAGCAATACGTTAGAAACGATGAAAAGCGAATTTTGCTAATTTTAGACAACACTGAATTGACTGTGATCAATCATGTATTTAGTTACAACATTCGTATTTCTCAAAAAACTAACAAATCATTGAATGAGGCTTTCAATATTGAGCTTGAAAAACGCAGGCTTGAAATGGAAGTAAGTTTCAAAGAAAACGTTAAGCACTCTTTAAAAACAATATTGGTAAAAATCGATGAATAAGTTTACGCGACTCACTCTCTTGGGTTCAACCATAGTGATTGGACTTATTGTACTTGGCTCTTCCATGCTCTATTTTGGAATAAAACAGGCAATTGAGAATCGACCTATAGTACAAATACAGGATTCTATTGACCGAGCGGACACAGTTAGGATTGAAAGAGTAGTTGAGCGTGTTGTTCGTGACACAATCCGAATTGAGGTTCCATGTTCAAGACGGCATTGTGATAACGCTCTAATCATAAGCAAAAGTCAATCATTGACACGAATTGACTCAATTCAAAAAGATTCACACATTACAAATGGAAATTAAATTTGCAGACTCTTTTGCGAAGAGTATAAAGACGCTGATCCTCCACAACACTTGGTGGTATAAAACTTACGAGACAATCCGATACGACATTCCTAGGTTCATTAGGAATGTTTGGTTATTTAGGAAATCTCTATGGAATACTTATTGGTGGGATCATCGCGGTCCACTGATGCATCTGCAAATCGCATTAGATCAAATGGCGGACAAAATCGAATCTCAAGGTATTGAGGTTGACGAGAGTCGACTAAAGAAGGTTGCTAAAATGCGTAGAGCTTCACAGCTTATCCGGAATTACAATGATGATCTGTACATAGACATGGCAGAGGCTGAGCTTGGCGAGTTAGTGCTACATGACATTGAATTTGAGCCGGCTCCAGACCATCCGTCGTATTATCAAATGGTCGATAAGGATACGCCCGAAGAAAAGCAACACAATCGTAAGGTTTTTGAAAGAGCCCGTGAGCTGGGAGAGACTGAGTGGGCTGAGCTTTGGGAAATACTAAAGGGCCAGGACTACGAAAATATTAAAAAGCGTGAAGATTACGATTGGGATAGTCATTTTGACGGCAGCGGGATTCGAGGATGGTGGGACTAAAGTATGGTATAATAATAATATATGGCAAAACAAGTGAATAAACCAGGAAAGACTCCAATGTTGGATTCATACGGCAAAGACCTAACTCAATTAGCAATTGAAGGTAAGCTAGATCCAGTAGTTGGTAGAGAAAAGGAAATTAAGCGATGCAGTCAAATTCTAGCTCGCAGAAAAAAGAACAATCCAATATTGATTGGCGAACCTGGTGTAGGTAAGACAGCGATAGTTGAAGGTTTAGCAAAAATGATAGTGGACAGAACCTGTCCTCGAGTTCTTTTTGATAAAAAGATAGTTTCGCTTGAGCTTGCGAATCTTGTAGCTGGCACAAAGTATAGAGGCCAATTCGAAGAGAGAATGGAACAGATCATTGATGAGGTTCAACAGAATCCAAACATCATTCTATTCATCGATGAAATTCACACCTTGATTGGAGCAGGTTCTGCGAGCGGTTCGTTGGACGCAGCAAATATTCTAAAACCGGCTCTTTCTCGTGGAGAGATTCAGTGTTTGGGAGCAACTACTCTTGATGAGTTCAGAGGTTCAATTGAAAAGGATGGTGCTCTGAATCGCCGTTTTCAGCAAGTGATGGTAGAACCATCAACTCCGGAACAATCACGCCAGATCATCGAGAATATTCGATCTAAATACGAAGATCATCACTCAGTTAAGTACACGGACGCTGCACTTGATGCATGCGTTAGCTATAGCGATCGATATTTACAGGATAGGTTCTTGCCGGACAAAGCGATTGACTTAATGGATGAAGCTGGTTCAAGCGTTCACATCAACGGCGTCGTAGTACCCGATTTAATTAAGAAACTTGAAGAAAAGCTGGTTGAAGCGACTGCAAGAAAACAAAAAGCAGTAGATTCTCAACAATACGAAGCCGCTGCTCGACTAAGAGATGACGCTCTCTCCGTGCAGAAGGAAATCGATGAAGAAAAAATCAAGTGGGAAGAGTCTTTGAAGGTCAATCGATTGACTGTAACGGAAGACGATATTGCACAAGTGATCTCAACAATGACAGGTATCCCGATCACTAGATTAACTGGATCGGAATTGGAACGGCTTGCGAGCATGGCAAAATGGTTGGAATCAAGAGTAATTGGTCAGTCAGAAGCTGTGCTTAAATTAACTAAAGCAATTCAGCGCTCTAGAGCTGGTCTAAAATCCAAAAAGAGACCTGTGGGAACGTTCATGTTCTTGGGCCCAACTGGAGTAGGCAAAACAGAATTGGCAAAACAACTTTCCAAATTCATGTTCGATTCAGAGGATGCAATGATCCGAATTGATATGTCAGAATACGGAGAAAAGTTCAATGCTACTAAATTATTGGGAGCTCCTCCGGGTTACGTTGGATACGAAGAGGGAGGTCAATTGACTGAGCGCGTAAAACGTAAGCCTTACTCAGTCGTTCTATTGGATGAAGTTGAAAAAGCTCACCCTGATATTTTCCACACTCTACTACAAGTATTGGATGAAGGTCACATGACTGATGGACTTGGTCGCAAGATCGATTTCAAGAATACAGTGATCATTATGACCTCAAATCTTGGAGTTAAAGAGTTACAGGAGTTTGGAAATGGAATAGGCTTTGCGACTGGTAATAACTATGAGAAGCAGAAAGAAATCGCGGCCGGTGTTTTAAGAAAAGCTGTTAGCAAACAGTTCGCACCGGAATTCATAAATCGTTTGGACGACATTATCATATTCGAATCTCTAAAGAGGGAAGATATCGCTAAAATCGTTGAGACTGAATTAGTTGATCTCTACTCAAGAGTCAAAGAAAACGGATACTCTGTTGAATTAACTAAACAGGCAAAAGAATTCTTGATTGAAAAAGGTTATGACGAAAAATTCGGAGCTCGACCTCTAAAAAGAGCAATTCAAACTTACGTTGAGGACCTAATCGCTGAAGCCTACATTGACGGTAACATCAAGGACGGTGATCATTTAGTAATCACATGTAAATCAAAGGACGAAAAATTATCGATTAAGTAATGAAGATACTAGTAACTGGCGATAACGGATTTATTGCAAAAAGACTCATTTCAAAATTAGACCGCAATTTTACAGTATTCGGAATTGATGTGGACGACTTCATGAACTCTGAAGACTGGCAGAAAGAACTTGCAAGTATTGTTGCCGACCTTTCACCAGACGTAATATTCCATGTTGGTGCATGTTCCGATACTCTAGAGAAGGATGTCAATTACATGATGAAGCTCAATTATGAATCTACTAAGATTCTTGCCAGTTACTGCAGTTATACTGAGTGCAAGCTCATTTATTCTTCATCAGCTGCGAATTACGGAAGTGATGGAAAGCATCCTTCGAATCTATATGGTTGGAGTAAGTATGCAGCAGAAGACGTTGTGACTTTGACTGGAGGAGTTGCATTGAGATACTTTAACGTTTATGGGCCAGGCGAAGAACATAAAGGTCGAATGGCATCAGTTGCATATCAATCGTACTTAAAACACAAAGCAGGAGAAAGAGTGATTCTATTTCCAAAGAATCCAACCAGAGACTTTGTTCATGTTGATGATATAGTCTATGCTAACATGCACGCATGGGCTCATTACGAGTACTTTAAAGGTAATCACTTCGATGTAGGTAGTGGAGAAAGTAGATCTTTTGAAGATGTGCTTAATCTTATGCAGATTCCTTTTGAATATGCGGACGAGTCTCAAATACCTGAAGGCTATCAATTCTTTACGGTTAGTAACTCAAATGAATGGCTTAGCGGATGGACACCAAAGCACAATATCGATACTGGGGTTCCAGAATACCTGGACTACTTAAAAAAATCAGAACAAGATGGAGAGAATTAAGCCAACGGTTTGTGAAGGGTGCAGAGTGCCGAAAGGTTGGGGAGAAGAGATCATAATTGAAAATAACGAAAAGTACTGCGGAAAGCTCTTGATCTTTAAAAAGGGTTTCAAGTTTTCAATGCACTATCACATGATTAAGGATGAAACTTGGTACGTTGACAAAGGCTCATTTGTTTACAGATGGATTGATACTGTAAACGCTGAAGTACACGAACAGGTTTTAAAATCTGGAGATGTGGTTAGGCAGAGGCCTGGACAACCTCATCAGCTTGAAGCGCTTGAGGATGGAGTTGTATTTGAAGTATCAACTCAACATTTTGACGAAGATTCTTATAGAGTATGGAAGGGAGACAGTCAAAAATAATTTACGTTGATATTGATGGCACCATCTGTACTCAAGAGTCAGAGTATAGTCGTGCTAAACCAATATCTGAAAATATCGCAAAGATCAATCGACTCTTCGATGAGGGTCATGAGATCATTTATTACACAGCCAGAGGTCAAGTTTCCAAAAAGGATTGGAGTGTTCTAACTCTAGTTCAGTTGCATGAGTGGGGCTGCAAATTTCATGAGCTTAAAATGAATCATAAACCTCATTATGATCTTCTCATTTGCGATAAATCAAAAAGAATCGAAGAAATATGAAAGTTGTGTGGGTTAACGGAACATTTGATGTGATGCACATGGGTCATATCAAACTCCTAGAATTCGCAAAGGGTCTCGGTGATGTACTAGTGGTCGGAATCGATCGCGATCATCGAGTTACTGAATTAAAGGGCTCTCCAAGACCCATAAATAATTGTCAATATCGAATTGACTTTTTAAAATCCATCAAGTACGTGGATTCGGTCGTAACCTTTGGAACCGATAACGAACTAATTGAACACATTAAATCGTTTAAACCAGCAGTGATGGTAGTAGGGTCAGATTATCTAGGCAAAAGAGTAATCGGATCCGAATGGGCTGACGAAGTAAAATATTTTGATAGATTCGAAGATCTATCGACTTCAAAAATACTAAAGACTCATGGCTAACATATTAGTTATAGGCGAGGACTGCACTGACGTATTTGAGTACGGGATTTGCACTCGACTTAATCCAGAAGCCCCAACACCGGTTTTCGTATCAAATCAAGTGATACAGAATCGTGGAATGGCAGGTAACGTATACACAAATCTAACCAAAATTTGCCCAAACTCTTGGCAAATCAGCTTCCTTCATCAATTCGCCGGCGATATCATTAAGCATAGGTTCGTCGACACCGCTTCCAATTATATTATATTGAGAGTCGATAAGGATGGGCCAGTTGATTCATTCAGGCTAACCCCTGATGTGATTTCCATGATACATGAGGCTGACATTGTGGTTGTATCAGATTACAACAAAGGTTTCTTAACGGAGGATGATTTATCGGATATTGCATGCATAGCAAAGATCAGTTTTATTGACACAAAGAAGCCTTTGAGCAAATGGGCAGAGGAATTTGACTACATTAAGATCAATAAAAAGGAGTTCGCAAATCCCGAGCACGATAAAGACTTCATTAGCTCTAGTTTAGATAAGATCATAGTCACTAGGGGAGAAGAGGGTGCGGACTTAGGCAAAATTAAAGTGATGCAAACAAAAAGAGTTGAGGTCAAGGACGTTTCTGGCGCAGGGGACACATTTTTAGCCGGCCTGGTGGCAAAATACGCCAAAACCGGTGACATCTTAGAGTCAATTAAGTTCGCAAATCAATGCGCGGGCGAAGCGGTTTCACATAAGGGCGTCGTTTCGGTTGACTTGTCCATATAAATAACCAAAAATATCCATAATTAAATGGGAAAGTTCGGTAACAAGAGAATACCTAAATTCATGATGGGAGAGCCCATTCCAGAATCACACGAGGGAAGAGCAATTCATCCAGAAATATTATCATTAAGTGGACATGGCGATGATCATGCCATGATCCTAATAAAAACACACGACGGCCAAGAAGTTGAGTTAAGATTTGACTATGACGGTGACGGAATGTTGATCGCTCAACACGGCGATCACGAGTACTCAATTCCAGTTGAGGTTGAAATCGTTTCTGGCATGGAAGAATCTAGCCAAGTTGACGAGATTTCTAATGCGGTTAAACGTAGTGCTTTCATAAAAGCTTGGGATAAAGAAAAGGAGCTTGATCCAGAAAAAGAGGGATTTAGACGTAATAAAGTATTGCAACAAGCACGTTCTTTTGAAACTCATATTAGCCCAGAAATCAAGAGAGAAGCTCAATCAATCGCAAGCATGTTCGGAGATGATGTTACAGCTGAGGTCAAAAAGACCGGAATGGGTAGTTCTGATGATTATCAACAGTCGATTTCAATAGAGTTTCACGAAGCTCGTGGAATTTTTGCAAGAATTGTAATATATTCAGACGGTCGAGTTGACAAGACTGGGCAGTTTCCAGATAACATTCAACGTCGATTAGTTAGATTCGTAGATAAAGTTAGACACGAAGAACTTCGTAAGCCTGCACCAGGTCCAATGATTGAACCTGTTTCTGAAAAATTAACTAAGGGTCAAAAGAAACTTGATAAGAATAAAAACGATAAGTTGGACAAAAATGATTTTGAATTGCTAAGAAAAAGCAAATCAACAAAGGTCGTTGAGTCTTTTCAGAGTTTCGTGAATGAGTGTTGGAATCCAATGGAAGAAGGCTACAATCTAGCAATGTCAGAAGAGGCAAAGAGAGCTGTTAAGGCGATTTGCGAAGAAATTTTGATTAAAGAGGCTCAAATGTGCGATGAGGACAAGGATCCAATGCACACTTACGAATCGTATTTGAATGAATGCGGTTCTTACATGACAGAGTGCATGATGGAAGCTGCTGCAAACCTACGTGTTACTGAGGGAAAGCCTGCAACTGGTCCAGGTAATCAATACTCGGTGATGGACCATGCTTTAGCTAGTTGGATTAGTCACAAACTAGGCCCTGCTGCAAAAAACGGAACCTTTTCCTCAAACGGAACAAAGGTTACTTTCATGAACGGCGGTAAAACCGAGACTTATAGCAAGCCAGTTAATATCGGAGCCTCCCGCCTGCAAAATACCGGTACATGGGAATTAAATATGGATAAGGTGATTTTTAAAGTCACCGTTGAAAATTTAAACGTTAATGAATCTACTGCGTACTCTTGTGATACGTGCGGAGAACGTGCAGAACACGAAGAGATTGCAGAGAATCCTAGAATGAGATGTTCTAATTGCGGAGATCGTAACTGGAGCCCAGAATACTAATATAGAATTAATTAAGTGAATGAGCCCGAGAAATCGGGCTTTTTTATTTTGGTTAGACCCGAATAAATAATCCTATGAAAGAACACGCTAAAAATATGGCAAATAGCACAGGGTCAGTACCCGCAGCAGCTTTCACCCAGAGTAATGATCCAAATATTCAACCGACTCCGATTAATATTCACATGGGTGGAATTCCGAATCATTGGTTAGCGACCCAGCCGATTTCAAGAAGGGACATGAAAATGAACAATACTCCAGGAATAGGAGTCAACCCAAAGACCAAAAAGGTACTAACGTTCAACGAATTCGTGGATGGAATATTTGAACCAGATCAGAGCAGCGATAAATAATAAAAATTGACAAATACTATGAGTAACAAAATTTTAAACTTCGATTCATTCGTAAAGGGTCCGAAACTTGAAGATCCGAAAACTGCGCTTGATGTTAAAGCTGCAGCTCCAGTAAAAAAGGAGAAATCAATTGATCAGGTCAAGCGAGCAAGCCTGTCTACTGGAATAAAGGCGACTGAACCGGATTACACAAAAACGGTAACTGAGCCGATCAAGGAAAGTTCAGCGGATACTCAATCTGAGATGGATGCAATCACTGCAACTCGCGAACTTAGAAAAGAGTTAGCGAATGCTGACACGGATGACAAACGTCTTTCTATCTTGAGCCGAATCAAGCAGGTTCAACAGCAAATAGAGCAAAAGAACAAGGCTAGCAAAGCTATCTAAAAATACACAAGTCAAATGACTTTAGACGAATTAGTACTCGACATACAGGAGGAATTGACATTTGCAAAAGCGCTACCTTACTCAATTCCGGAAAAGGAAATACAGCGTATTATCACCAATGCTGAAAGATATTTTCATGACAATTGGAGACATGCAGTTGAGGCAAGATACATGGTGATTCCTTCTGCTGTGTTCAACCACCCGCTTTTCAAAAAGGAGAGAACGATTCAATTACCGGATTGCGTTGCATTCGTACATGAAGTAAAAGAAGCAAAGGGCACAACCTCGATGTTTGGAACAATGGACGTCGATTTCGCTGACAATAAATTCATTGGCTCTGAAGTATTCTTAACGCCGTTCATTGGTGAATCAATTATGTACAGAACAGTAGTGTTCTCGTTTTTAGATTTAGTTAAAGGATTTACGATCGATACTCTAGCCTATGACTACAATAAGAATACTCGAAAACTGATGATTTTGGGTAGAACGCCAAGAACCTCATCAGTTGTTTTACAAATTGCAAAAAAAGTTCCATCGGACGATCTCTATAACGACGAATTATTTCAAAGATACGTAAGAGCCAAGGCTAAATTAAGATTGGGCGATCTATTGACGACATTTGACTATAATTTACCGGGTGGAATAAAGCCCAACTACACGAATCTCGTTACTAAAGCTGAAAATGAGCTTAACCAGGTAATTGAGATGATGAAGGGAGAAAATACAGCGGACTTTTTGTTCTTCGCTAGATGGTAATTAACGTATGGTAACTATTCAACCTATTGGAAAAGATTTATATTTAAGATCGCCAGGGGATCCTAACTACACGGCTGATACCCTTGAATCAAATGATTCACTGGAAAACGCTATTCAACAGGTTAGAATGGTGTTGCTGACTAGATCAGGTGAAGTTTTGGGTGAAGACATTGGATTCAATGCTGAAAAATACCTTTTCGAGTTTGAATTTTCCAATTTATCAGAGATGGAAGCAGAGGCGAATTCTCAAATATCAGAATTTGTTTTGCTATCAAAGCCTTATAATATAGACGCTAAAGTATTCACACTTGACGATATCGCTGATCCGTATAAAGTTGGACTAGGTCTCGATATCAAGATCAACGGTCAGTCTGCTTTCGCTACTCTATTTGATCTTTAATCCACGCTTCTAAATCGGTGGAAGCTGTCCAATCTAAAACGGACTGAGCTCTACTTACATCAGCTAAACTAATCTTTGGTTCCAACCTAAATCCAATATTTTCTCGACGTTTTGAAATCATGTCAGCGATTTGATTGACTGCCCATGTTCTACCGGCGCCGATATTAATAACATCGAATCTTCGAGTGTGATTCATTGCCTTTAAGTTTGCAAGAGCAACGTCTTTCACATAGACAAAATCCCTTTGTTGAAGGCCGTCATTGGTGATCGTTAACGGTTTTCCGTTTTTAAATTGGTCTAAAAAGATTGGAATGACTGAGCGGTATGAACTGCTGGGATTGGTTCTTTCGCCGAAGACGTTGAAATACCTTAAGCATGTGGTCGTAACGTCAGTAGTTTCGGAATAATACCTTGCATAAGTTTCACCGACTAATTTAGATAGAGCATAGGCTGAGATTGGATCGGGCGATTGAGTCTCAACGGTCGGGAACTTTGCAGTGTTTCCGTAAATCGCGCTGGTCGAACTAAACACGAGCTTTTTTACTCCTGCGATTCTACAGGCTTCAAGAACATTTGCTGTACCAACGACGTTAACTTTAGTATATCGGTCAGGGTGATCTAATGACTCCTGGACAGAGGTTAATGCGGCTAAATGGAATACGCATTCTGATCCATGTATCATCTCAGCGATCCTCTGGGGATCCTCGGTAATGTCGAGATCTATTACATCAATACCTGAATTTGGCAAATTAGATCTTTTGCCTGTTGAAAAATTATCGATGACGACTGGAAAGAAGCCTTTCTCTATCAATAGTTCGACTAGGTGAGATCCGATGAATCCGGCCCCACCTATCACTGTTACTTTTCTTATTAGCATTTATAAAATATTAAAAGGTTACAATTGTCCCTTAGTTCCTACTTCTGATGAAGTTTCTCCAGAAGCCGGAGTTTCTCCAGCTGGTGTAGCAGCGGCGCCTCCTGCTGGAGCAGCGGCTGACCCGGCTCCACCTGCTGCTCCAGCAGCGGCTTCGCCTTCAGAAGTAGCTTGATAACTCTTGTTCTTGGCAATATCTTCATCACTCAATTTTAAGTATTCCTTGATCAGGTACTCGGTTGAGAAGTAAGGTTTATTTTCATCGTTAACAACGGCTTTCATTGCATTAAGTGTCGCAAGGCGCTTGTTAAGTAGCTCTTGAGTCTTGATTTCCTCAAATACGTTATCATCGTGCCACGTTAAACCAACCGCATTCGCGAATCGGTGATCGGACTTAAGGTCCTTCACGTCCAAACACATTTGCAAGTAAAGAGGTTTGGTAACAAGCTCTTTAAAAGCTGAGCGCAAACGCTTGACAAATTTATTGTATCGAATTTCCTCCCTTGAGATTCCTTCAGCGTTCATTGTGTAGGAACCTTGATTCTCGGACCAACGAGAATACGGCAATTTAGAATCAAGTTTTAACTTATCTTGGAAGTACTTCAAGAGTTCAGAACCTGATAAGTTTGGTCCTGGATACTCGAGCGCCTCAATATCGATTGCTTCGCCACGATCATTCTTTGGTAAAACGTAGTTCTTGTAGAACAAGATGTTGGGCTTACCGTCCACCATTAATTCTCCTGAGCTGCCGTCAAACGTGATGTCTTCTTTTAGAGTATTTGTGAATTCACGAACATCCTCTTTCGCCTTTTGCATTGACTTGGTTCCAACTGGAACAGTCGTCTTCAAACGAATTGGAGCGTTCATTGTGTGCCAAATGACCTTTGAGTGCTCGATCAGGCGCAATAGATTAAACGAACGAATCAGACGCTCAACAAAACTAACTCTTTTTGTTCTAAATTCATTTGAATACGAGATATAGATGATCTGCGAATCAGTTAGGGTACGATTCATTCGATTGACTGGATCGCGTTGAGCCCACTGTAGGTAAATACGACCACTTGAGTCCTTTTTAACTTCAGGATAGAGCGTCGATGGGTCCAACTCCTTGAAACCAATAATGTCCTTAGGATTCGTCAAATTATCGTAGATGATTTCAAAGGCCAAGTGACCTTCAATCAACCATTGATAGAAATACTGCCAGGCGGAAATACCTCGATCAAATCCCCATGCGTTATAGATCTTTTCGAAATTTTCTTGGTACTTGTCCAAGATTTTTTGCTGGTAGTTCAATCTTTCGTCCTTGTTCTTTCCACGATAGTTGATTTCCCCAACTAGATCGTTTGGATAACAGAATCGATTATCTTGGTCGAAGACGATTGCATCGTCCGCGATCGTTTCAATAATGAATTCAATCTCGCCGTTTGATGCAAGATCACGAAGACGTTCTCTTTTTTGAACGTAGTCCAATTGAAAGAATGCAATTGATTTGTTCTTGAGTGAAGACGTAGTGTCCGATAGAGCAAGGGTTGCTTTCATTAGGTCGTCGCCCAACGAATTGTTGAATCCCGTTAGCTGGCCCTCAATGTAACCGATTGCTTGGGAATTCTTAACGAGTAGATCATCGTACTTCATACCGAATCGGCTGAGTGCTGTTAAACCTGATCTAAGTCCTCTTACTGGATTGCTATCTAAAAATCCTGCCATTTATTTATGTTATGTTATTTCAAAAAGTCTGAAATTTGTGATCTTGTCGCAATAGATTCATCACGAGAGTAGTTAATCTCCCCGACCTTTGGCACATTCGGCCAATCTATCAAGCTCAAGTATCTCATTTCGTCTCTGTTATATTTATCAACCAGGAACTCAAATTTAATACCTGAATACGGGCTGATGCTCATTACAAAGTTCTTATTCACCGAGCCGAACGGATTCATTTCTGGTTGCCTGATTCTTTTTTGGTATTCTATAAATTCTCCCTTGTCATCAGTTAGGTTAGACAGCACAGGTAGAATCCGATTTAAGTAGGTCTGAATGAATCGTCGTCTTAGTTGCTGAGGCATTACTTTGATGTTCAGACCAAATTCAATCGGCCCGCTACTTCCCAATGAAATGAAGATTGGATAATTGTCAACATACGGTTTAGTTCCTTTGCTCTGGCCTGTTGTGTAGTCATCTAGGCTAGGCAATCCATCATTTCCTTTGATGGTCTTTGCAACAAACGTATAGACATGACCTGGAATCAGGAAAGGTACTTGTATCGATTCCTCAGAGAACCGATAATTTGGACCAGGTTGAGAGAAGTTCTCGACCCTGCCGGTTTCAATGTAGTCCTTTATTTGCTGTATTGCCATTACTATCTTTTATATTGATTTGAACAGAAAGTTTTCGGTAATTATTCCGAATTTTAATCCCCTAACTGATGCAAATTCTTTTGCTGCTTCAAATTTGGCCTGGTTAACAATGTACTGCTTTGCAGCATAAACATAGTTTGCGGTCTGTTTATTAGTCATTCGCTCAGGTGCGGTTGGGGGCTTAGTGTACTTGTCAGGCTTAATCTCAATGAGCCATGCCTGTTCTCGACCTTCATTATCCTTTGTCACAACGTAAAAATCAATGTAATAGGTGTGGCCCCTTTTGTCCAACGGGCTGTAATAGGGAATTCCAACGGGTTCGCTTGAATATTTGATTACGGTTGGGCTGTGATCACACCACTTAAGAAACTTGAATTCCCAACTTGATCTAAATATGATTTGGGTTGGATCACCGACGTATTTTTCAGGAAATGCGGGTTTAAAATAGCCCTGTCTGATTGAGCCGGCTCGTGGTTTTAAGAAGGTCTTGATGCTCTTCTGCTCTTTAGGTTTCATATAGTTATTTATAGGTACGCCATGTCAAACACGGTTTCGCTAAAATAGCTATTGATCCATTGATTAAAATCACGCGGACTGTACTCGGAGTCCTTGGAATGAATGAATGAGTACATATCATTGATGTCCTTGATTCTTTGAATCTCTTTTAGTTCATCAATTGAAGAGTATTTCTTTTTTAGAAAGTCGATTGCCTTGTTCCATAGAAAAACTGAGTAGCCTTGCTTGATGAAATTCATCATTTGGGTTTTGCCGGCTTTATCACGATCAAACACCACTCGAGTAGCTCCCTTTGCTCCCAAGTTTGCAAGAATGCTACGAGCCTTTGAAGCACCGGAAGTTGCAATACAATTCTCCAGCAACAGTGAATCGAACTGGCCTTCAGTCATTAGAATCGGCTTGGTGAAATCAACGTTCAAGATATTAAAGTAATTGTTCAAGAAGTTAGCATCCTCAACCAATTCCTTGCTCAATCCACGCTGAGCGAAAATAATAGAGAGATCGGTGTAGGACTTGATGATATACTTTCGATCAGAATTAGGGTCCAGGCTGCGAATCGCAAAGCCTAATAATCTACCTGACTTGCGATCAAAATTAAATATGTAAACCTTATTATCGCTTGCATCAGTATAGAGGCAATCACCAAAATCCTCGATTAAGTTAAGATCCCTGGACTTGATGTATTGAAATGCGGTCGATGTTTCCGGAACAAGGTCTAGCCTCTTTAATGAGAACCGGTTAATGATGTCGGTGATGGTTACGAGTTGGCTTGTATCAGAGGTTAAGAATCTCAAAAGCTGGTTCTCAACCCTTTTTACTTTCACAGGTTGATAATCGCCATCTAATAAGAAGCTCGGCAACATGATACCGTGTTCCTTACTCATTCGGGCAATGAACTCACCTATTTGCAAGTAGGCCATGCAGCCGTCATTGAAGCATTTGTAAGCCCCAGTATCCAAGTAGAGGTTACCACGTTTTTTGGAGACCTTTTTCTCAGAGTCGCCGCATATTGGACACGCAAAATTTAACTTACGTGAGCTGTGCTCTTCAATCTTTTGTTTTTCCGGTACATCATGAAACCTCTTGCGTAAGAGAATTTCTAAAAAGGCCGCTACTTCCTCAATCTTCATTCTTAATTTTACTTATGTTAACTCTCCCGTTAGTAATGTTCTTGACTCCACGGACATCACCGTTATTCCAAGTCCAGATCTCGCCAGTTTCGGTCTGAATGACCACCCACTTTAGGTCATGATCTTCACCATAGTCTATCACGGCAATAGCATAACCCTCTCCATTCGGTGTAGTTAATGGTATTGTTGGATTTAACTGAACTATCATTCGGATTCTACCGTTTCGGATTTTTTAACAGGTTTTGGCTTTATTGCACTCTTGTAGGCTTTTTCTAAATCATACCCCATTTTGTAAACATCCTTTCCGCTCTTAAGCGCCTTTTCATACTTTTCAGTTTGCAACCATGAACCTCCGCTTGGGCTATCAATGATTTCAGTCCACCCGTTTTGTCTTAAGTAGTCTTGCATCGTTTCAATTGAAATCGCAAAAGGATCTTCTACTTCAATTCCTAATTTTTTTGCAACTCGATCTCGATACTTCTTAAGTTCATGTTTTGGAACAATTACGGTATTCAATCCAAATTTTGAAATTGATGAAATATAGATTGGAAAAATTGCTGGAGGAACTTGCAGATCAGGATTACCGATGAAATCTTGACAGCTTTCTGGAATCTCAGCGTATTCTAGAGTGACTGAGCTGACTGCGTACAATGGGAATGTTTCTTCTGGAGTGAACTCCTTACTGCGGCTTCTTGATTTGATTATGTCAACCTTTCGGGCAAGACTTGGGGTCAACTCAGAATATCCCATTGCTACTAATAGCTTATTAATAGGTTCAACGATTAATCTAAAGAACTGTTGATCTCTATCCATAGGCATTGCGAATTCTTCAGGAAAGGCTCCTGGCGCATAGGCGAAAATATCAAAATTATGTTCATTAGCAGCAGCATAGTAGAACTTAATCTTTGAACCGCTACGAATTAGATTGTACTTTTGATTATTTGTCTTTTTAATTAGGTGGTTATGGTAAGCTGCTGCTCTTCCGTAAATTGGCATGCCAGTTTCGAGTTCAAGAGGATTTAGTTTCTTAACGTAATCTTCGTAAACTCTAACTGAGAAGTTGAAGGCTATCTCATCAATCGTGAGTTGACTGCACTCTTCTTTGAGAGACATGAGCCTTGGGATTAGGTCTCTTTCAAGATCTAAACTATATCCCAAATCTAAGAGTTCCCAGTAAAGATCTTGTAAATGTTTACGTGCCCAAATTGGATATGAT